GCAGAAGCTCGCCGATGTTGGCGCCAAAATGGCGCAGCGTCAGGTGGAAGCCCATGCAAAGTTGGTGGAAGGCTGGGCCGAGAGCGTCAAGACCGACAAAGAAATCGGTGGCGACATGCTCGCGGAAAACCTCGGAGTCGCACGCAAAGCAATCGACACATTCGGCAGCGAGTCATTCAAATCGATGCTGAACCAAAGCGGGCTGGGCAACCACCCGGAAGTCGTGAAGTTTGCGTACAAGGTCGGCAAAGCCATCAGCGAAGACGGCTTGGTGACGGGCGGTGCGAAGAGCGCCGAGACCGACACAGCCAAGAAGATGTTTCCCAATATGAATTAACTTGAAAGGTAGATCATGGCCACTTTAGCTGCAAATAACCCTACACTGTTGGACGTTGCCAAGCGCACCGATCCTAACGGTTCCATTGCCACCATCGTTGAGCTGCTCGCGCAGACCAACGACGCCCTGACAGATATGTCGTGGGTCGAGGGTAACCTGCCAACCGGCAACAAAACGACCGTACGTACCGGCCTGCCTGTTCCGACCTGGCGCAAACTGTACGGCGGCGTCCAGCCTGCTAAGTCCACAACCGCTCAGATCACCGATTCGTGCGGCATGCTCGAAGCGTACGCTGAGATGGACAAAGCACTGGCCGACCTGAACGGCAATACCGCAGCCTATCGCCTGTCCGAAGACAGCGCACACATCGAGGGCATGTCCCAGAAGATGGCGTCGACGCTGTTCTACGGCAACGAAGGTACTGAACCAGAAGCCTTCACCGGCCTGGCTCCGCGCTTCAACTCGCTCTCAGCAGCCAATTCGTCGAACATCATCGATGCAGGCGGCACCGGCACCGACAACACATCCATCTGGTTGTGCGTCTGGGGTCCACAGACTGGCTTCGGCGTTTACCCGAAGGGCAGCAAGGGCGGCTTGCAGATGGAAGACAAAGGCCAGGTAACTATCGAGAACGTCGATGGCGCCGGTGGTCGGATGGAAGGCTATCGCTCGCACTACCGCTGGGATGCAGGTCTGACGATCCGCGACTGGCGCTACTTCGTGCGTATTGCTAACGTCGACGTCTCGGATCTGAGCACCGTTGCCGCCCAGAAGGCCCTGATTAACTTCATGGTCATGGCAACTGAGCGCATTCCATCGTTCGGCAAAGGCCGCGCCTGCTGGTACGTCAACCGTACCATCCGCGAGAAGCTGCGTTTGGGCATCCTCGAGCGCACCGCGACCAACCTGAACTGGGATACCGTTGAAGGCAAACGCGTCATGACATTCGACGACATTCCAGTCCGTCGTACCGATGCGCTGCTGAATACCGAAGCCCGCGTGGTCTAAAACGGAATAGGGGACGGGCAAAATCCCGCCCCCTTTCCGGCCAACCGCTAAATACATTTGAAAGGCACTACCATGATTCTCGACTCTCGCAATGAATTCGCTGACGCCACCGCGCTCAGCACCGCTGCCACTGGCCTCGCGCTGGTTGGTAACGTGATCGACCTCGGCACCGATGGCATCAACGACGTTGAAGACATGTACCTGGTGGTACAGATCGACACCGCCGTGACTTCCGCCGGTTCTGCTACCGTGGCGTTTACCCTGGCGTCGGATGCCCAGGCTGCTATCGCAGTCGACGGCTCCGCCTCAGTGCATACGACTACGGCTGCTGTTGCCAAAGCCTCGCTGGTTGCCGGTTACACGGTCTGCCAGATCTCACTGCCGAAGGGCCAGTACGAGCGCTACCTGGGTATCCTGCAAAACGTCGGTACCGCCGCGCTGACCGCCGGTAAGGTCAACGCTTTCCTGACGCCTAATCCGGTAACAGCTAAGGCTTTCTCAAGCCCTAGCCAGGCCTAATCCGAAAGGAACTGAGCGATGAAGGTTACAGCCCTCAGAGCCGGTTTCTTTGGTAACTCGCTGCATGAGGCGGGTCAGGAATTCGAGGTGCCTGCGGGCACTAAGGGTTCCTGGTTCGTCGCTATGGAAGAGTACAAGGCACCGGTCAAAGCAAAGAGCAAAGCAGAGCAGGCGACACTGTCGCAGGCGGGCAAAGCGGAAAACAAAACTTTCCTCGATGTCCACGGCGACAAGGCCGACCTGGCCTGATCTCGTTACGTTGATCGATAGAGGAGGGGCTGCTTACGCGGCCCCTTTTCTTTTGCGTGTCCGTGTCCCAGCGCTGCGCCAATAGACTCAAGGCCAGGAGATCCCAATGGCCTCAATCGTTCAAATTTGCAACATGGCACTGAGTCACATCGGCTCAGATGCACGCGTCTCGAGCATCAGCCCACCCGACGGCAGCGTCGAGGCGGGCCACTGCGCAACCTTTTACGACCAGGCACGCACCGAAATGCTCGAGCCCGGCAACTGGGGCTTCGCGCTTAAACGCACCCTGCTTGCCCAGAGCACGAACGCGAGCGACACCTGGCTCTACGCTTACTCGATCCCCTCCGACTGCCTGAGACCGTTACGCATCCTGACGCCCGTATCAGGCGTCACTGTCTTCACGCAGGACACCGCCTCGTACCAGGCTGGCGACAGCGACTCGGCAACCTTTGAGCGCGAGGGCCAAGTGCTCTACAGCAACGAGCCCGATGCCGTGCTGCTCTACACCTGCGATGTTGATGACGTCACCCGTTACAGCCCGAGCTTTACCACGGCGCTGAGCTACCTGCTGGCCGGCTACATCGCTGGCCCGATTCTTAAAGGCAGCGACGGCCTGCGCACGGGCGATGCAATGCGCGAACGTGCCATGCGATTCGCTGATATGTCGGCAACCGCCGCGGCCAATGGCAGCGTCAGTACCAGTGAATTCACCCCCGCGCAATTGCGATTCCGTCAATGAGCATAAAAACTATTCTGCGCTCCTTCGCGGGCGGTGAGATCACCCCGGAGCTTGCGGGCCGACTGGACCTGGTCGCGTATCAGACGGGCTTGAGCTTGTGCCGCAATTTCATCACTCTGCCGCACGGCCCCGCCGCACGCCGCCCAGGCTTCGAGTTCATCAACGAAGCCAAGGCCAGCAATACCGCCGTGCGTTTGATACCGTTTTCGTTCAGCGCCACCCAGACTGTGGTGCTCGAGTTCGGCCACCTCTATATCCGATTCCACATTAACGGCGGCTCGCTGCTCGAGACCGCCGGGGCCATTGCCTCGATCTCGACTTACACCGTCACCACAAGTGCAGCGCACGGCTACACGACCGGTGACTGGGTATTCATCGGTACCCGCTACTACCAGATCACGGTCCTCAGCACGACCACGTTTACGACCAAGACCTTGGCTGGCGTATCCGCGACCGCTTCCGGGACAACGGTTGCCCGTGTCTACACCGTGACGAGCGTTTACCAAGAGGCCGACCTATTCGATCTGCACTACGCGCAGTCGTCCGACATCATCACCTTGACCCACCCAAAATACCCAGTGCGGGAACTCGCCCGATTAGGTGCTACTGAATGGACGTTGACGACCGTATCGTTTGCCGCGCCGAGCACGGCGCCGACGGGGGTAACGGCAACACCAACCGTTGCCGCCAGCACTAACCTAACCCAGACCAAGTACGCCGTCACCGCCGTTCAAGCGGATGGCGTGACTGAAACCTTGGCTAGCGCAAGCGCCACTGCAACCAACAACCTGACCCTGGCAGGAAATTTCAACACGATCAGTTGGACCGGCGTAAATGGCGCAGCACGCTATAACGTCTACAAACTACGTGGCGGCATCTATGGCTATATCGGTCAGACCGTACCAGTGGCTGGCGTCACCAAGGCCATCAGCACGATAGTGCAGGGATCCTTGAGTGGGGCCAACCAGATAAAGTCAACCACGGTCACCGTCACGACGTCAGCCGCTCACGGCTTTACTACCGGGGACTATGTACTCCTCTCCGGGGCGTCAAACTCCTGGTTGAACGTTTACTTTTCTATCAACGAAGAACGCCTACGCCAGCTCATCGGGCGGGGTAGCCAGTAAGCCCGCCCTAACCCTGGTTGATGACAATGTACTCGCCGACACTACCTCGAGCCCACCGGAAGACATCATCGCCTTGAATGCTGAGGCTGATGACTACCCAAGCGCGACCACCTACCACGAACAACGCCGCTGGTTTGCCGGTACCAACAACAAACCCCAAGTGCTGTGGGCTACCCGCACCGGCACTGAAAAAAATATGACCAGCTCGATCCCCTCCCGCGAAGCCGACGGCATGGAGCTACGGGTCGCAAACGCGCAGTACAACCAGATTCGACACCTGGTCGCGCTCTCCGACATGATCGCACTCACCGCCGGTGGTGAGTTTCGAATCTACGCAGAAGGCGCCCCCGCGATCACCCCGACCTCTGTCACGATCAAACCGCAAGGCTACGCCGGCGCAAGCAACGTGCAGCCCGCCATCACCTCGGGCTCGATCTTGTACGTGCAGGCACAGGGCTCACGCGTGCGCGAGCTGTCCTATAGCTGGGAAGCCAATTCCTACCGCACGCTCGACGTCTCCATCATGGCGCCGCATCGCTTTAACGGCTACACGTTGCGCCAGGTTGCCTTCGCCCGCGCACCGGACCCGATGCTCTGGGCGATCCGCGACGATGGGGTGTTGTTAGGGATGACCTACCTGCCGGACCAGAAGGTTTACGGATGGCACGCGCACGACACCGACGGCCTCTTCGAGAGCGCCTGCGTCGTGGCCGAAGGTAATGAGGATGTTCTCTACGTTATCGTCAAGCGCGTCATCAATGGGCGCACCGTGCGCTACATCGAACGCCTACGCACGCGGATTTTCAGCGAACTCAAAAACTCTTTTTTTGTTGACTCCGGTCTCACCTACTCAGGTACCCCAACTAGCTCGCTGTCTGGACTGTCGCACCTTGAAGGCAAGACGGTCAGCATCCTGGCCGATGGCGCCGTGCAACCGGAGCAGAACGTCACCAACGGGGCAATCACTTTAGTTTCCGCTGCCAGCACCATCAGCGTGGGCCTGGGCTACGTGTCTGATCTGCGCACCTTGCCGCTTGCCCTCGAGGGCGTGCAGGCCTCGGGGCAGGGCACGACCAAGAATGTGAACAAGGTCCACCTCCGCGTGGGGCAATCCTCCCTGGTCAAGGTCGGTCCTTCGTTTGACCGCCTGCGCGAGTACCCGGCACGCGCCGTGACCGACCCCTACGGCTCGCCGCCGGCCTTACGCGATGGCGAGCTTTCGCTCTCTATCGACCCGAGCTGGGGCCAAGACGGCGCCGTGTGCGTGCGCCAGGACGCACCGGTCCCACTCACCGTGCTCTCGATGGCCCTCGAAATCCAGACCGGTGGCTGAGATCCTCATCCGCGCCACCGAACCCGGTGACGCTGAGCTGCTGGCCGCGAACATGCGGACCAGCGACATCGAGGAGCTGGCCGCCTGCGGGCACGCAGACCCGCTCTGGGTGGTCCAACGCAGCGTTGGCCACTCGATGCTGTGCTGGTCAGCGTTCGCTGATGGCGAGCTCGCCTGCATCATCGGCGTCTCGGCCGTCTCAATCATCAGCGGCATCGGCTCCCCCTGGATGCTCGGCACCCCGGTGCTCGACACGCAGCGCCGTGTCCTTGTGCGCAGGACACCCAAGTACATTGGGCAAATGCTAAAGGCCTTCCCGCACCTGGTGAATTTCGTTCATGCAAAGAACGTGACCAGCGTGCGTTGGCTCAAGCGCCTCGGGTTCACCCTCCATGAGGCTGCACCATTCGGCGCTCTGGGCGAAGCCTTCCACCGTTTTGAACTGCGAGCCTGAACATGTGCGAACCCATTACCCTAGCTGCGCTGGCCACCGCCGGCACCTACGGCGCCGCGAGCGCCGGCATCATTGGCGCAACCGCTGCCACCGCGGCAACTGCGACGACAGCCGCAACCGTGGCTACCACTATGACGACGATGCAGGCACTGAGCCTGGCAGCGACCGTCGGTAGCACCGTGATGGCCGCCGGCTCCGCTTACCAGCAGAGCCAGATCGCGCAGCAGACTGCAAACAACAACGCCAAGACCGCCGAGATCCAGGCACAAGACGCGCAGCGCCGGGGCGAGAAAGACGCCATCGCGATCCAACAGAAGGGCGCCGCATTCAAGAGCGCACAGCGCGTAAGCCTGGCGGCCAAAGGGCTCGACCTTGCCTATGGCACCGCTGCTGACCTGCAAGATCAGACAGATTTCTTCTCACAATCAGACGCTGCCACCGCACGTACCAACGCCGCAAAAGAGGCCTGGTCGATGCGTGCGCGTGGCGCCAACTACCAGGCGGAAGCGATGTCGAACAGCCCTTATATGGCGGCCGGCGGCTCGCTGCTCGCTGGTGGCGCACAGGTCGCTGACAAGTGGTACCGCTACAAAAGCGGCAACCTGGACACCCGTTACCAGACGGCGGGCTAACCGATGGCCACCGTTCCGGTCTACCAAACCAATCAGGTCCGCGACCAAGCACTGCAAGGCGGCTTTCAACAAGAGGTCGACGTCACCAAGAATGCCCGCGCCCTGGCGCAGGGCCTCGGCGTCGCCGGCCAGATGCTGGACCGTGGCGTCATCCGTGAGGCCGAGGCTGCCTCGAGCAAAGCAGACACCGAGATCGCTGCCGGCTGGTTGCAGTGGGACGCTGCGAACCGCAAAAACTTCCAAGGCGAGAAGGCCAACGGGTATCAGGCTGCTGCCCAGGAATGGTGGGGCAAGGCTGCGCAGACCTATGGCTCAAACCTGGACCCGATGGCAAAGGGGCTGGTCAGCCAGTCACTGAATCGCCGGCAGGCAGCATCGCTTGGCCAGGTCGCGCAGTTCGTCGAGGTCGAAAAAGAAAAGCACGCCGACAACACCTACGCAGCGAATGTCGCTACCTCGGTCCAGTTTGCCGTTTCGAGCGGTGACGTCGCGGGTGGCTCCCAGCGCGTGCGTGAGCTCTCTGCGCAGGTCGGCGCCCGCAAGGGTTGGAACACTGAAGAGGTGCAGGCCGAGACCCTCAAGAATCTATCGCAGCTCCACGTTTCCCAGATTGCCAAGCTGACAGAGCTGCCGGGCGGCGCCGCGCTGGCTGACAAGTACTACCAAGATAACAAGACAGAGATCGCATTCGCTGCGCAGCCGAAGATCGAGCAGGTCATCAAGGCCGAGGTCGATAACCAGAAGGCTACACAAACTGCCGCTGAAGCCGCCCCGTTACCCCTGGCGGACCAGCTCGCACTTGCGGCCAAGATCGAAGACCCGGCGCTGCGTGAGAAGACGCTCATGCAAATGAAGAACAACTACTCGCTGGCCAGGGAAGCCAAGCGCGAGGTCGAGCAGAAGTTTGCTGACGACGCCTGGCAGCTGGTGGGCAAGAACAAGAAAGTGCCGGAAGCGATCCTGATGGGCATGGACGGCCGCGAGCGCGTGCAGCTCCAGGAGCACCTCCGTGTCAAGGCTGATCGCCTGGCCGTGGGTAAGACCGTCAAGACCGACTGGAAGACGTACATCGATACCCGCGAGGCGCTGTTCAACGGCACGAAGGTAAACCTCGCCGGGCTCACCGAGAAGATCGCGCCCGCCCAGCTCGAGCAGCTGCTGGACATTCAGACCAAAACGTCAAAGCCGGGCAAGTTGCCCGAGGTAGCGACGTCCGAGCAGCAAATCGGTGCCTACACCAACACCTTGAATCTCGGGGGCGAAAACAACGCCACCAAGCGCGGCCAATTCACCGGCGCGGCGCAAGACCTTTTCAACGAACACCTGAAGCGTACCGGCAAAGAGCCAGACTTCGACGAGCGCCAGAAGATCCTCGACAAGCTCACGACCAGCGTCGTGACCAAGAAAGGGTTCCTGTGGGATGACACTGCGCCCGCGTACACGCTACCCCGCGACCAGGTCCGCTCAACAATGCAGCCAACCACGGCACCTGCTACCGCACCAAAAGAAAAATTCACCGTTGGCCAGACGTACACCGACGCCAAAGGCAACCGCGCCACGTATGCAGGCGCAGGAAAATGGAACCCCGCTCAATGACCTTCGATCCATCCACTGCCAGCCCCGACACCACCTTTGACCCGAATTCTGCACAACTCGATACCGGCATCCCTTTAAAAACAGTCCTCGAGACTGCGGTCAAGACCAACCCGGACCAGGCGGCACGCGCCACCCAGCTATCGAAAGAGACCGGCATTCCGGACGATGTCGTGGCCCGGAACCTGATGGATGTCGAGTTCCAGGCAGCGGTCAACAAGGCCGATGAAT